ATAAAGTCCTCATCTTTCATGTAGTGAGCTAACATCCTGATTTCCAGACCACTAGCATCCACTCCAACTAATTTATAATCTTCATCTACAATCCAACAAGCACGACATTCCTTACCATAAGGTGAAGCAAGGCTAGGAACTTGAGCCATATTAGGATTTCTATGTGTCATCCTACCAGTAATTGTACCATTAGGAATAACAAAACCATGAACACGACCATCGTCCTTAACTGCTTCAATCCATGAATCAATCTGTGCTATACGTTTTTGTAGTAATAAATATTCAGCTATAAGTTTAGCTTCATAAATATGTGTTATCTCAGATAGAGTTTTCTCATCAACAATCGGCTGACCTGTTGGAGTAAATCTATCGGGTCTCCAACCCATCTCTGTTAAGTATTCTCCTATCTGTTTTCTAGAACCAAGATTGAATGGCTCAAGCTTTCGTCTCATAAAAGGTTTAGTGTCACCCGTACTTAGACAGTCCTGATATTCATCATCAGTCAAACCTCTTTTAGAAAGAGAGCCATCCTTCTTGATATATGGTGTTACAAGTTTATCATCAACCCATCTAGGTTTGAAAGTTTTGTGTACTTCGTCTTCGACTTCTTGTAACCTTTCTCGAAGTTGAGCTAACAAAAGAGCAGCAGCTTTGCCATCAAACTTAAAGCCGTTGTCTTCCTGTGTTCGCATAACTCTAGCAACTTGATGTTCAAGCTCGACACTTTCTCTTGAGAATCCTATTGATTCTTGTTTTAGTTTGTTATAAACTAATGTGTTTAGCTGTACATCTCGTACACAGTATTGTAGCATCTCAGAAGAATAATTTTGATAGTCTTCAAATTCAATCTTACGATAACGTAAACGATATCCCCAGTTGTCAAGGCTATGCCCACCTTCTCGTGTTGGATTAAACAATCTTGATAAGACTAAAGTATCAACAACATTGTCAGTTAATTTGATACCACTAAACTTTTCAACCATTGGAATATCAAAGCCAATTATGTTATGACCTATAAGTTGCTCAGCAGATTCTAAGAGTTCATAACCTTTGTCCAAATTATCTGGACCAAACTTATAAATCTTATTTGAATCTACATCTTGAGCAACGATACACCAAATCTTAGTGGCATTTAAATCATCTGTCTCAATGTCAAATACTAATTTCAAAATGCTTCTCCTCTTTCTCCTTCAAGGTCATCAAAGTCTTCAACGATTTCTGAAAGACGACCTGTGTCACCATCATAAATTAAACTTGTAGCCAAACCAACATCACCAGTGTAACGAGACTTTAATATACGCATCCTTGTAGTGCGAGACTCATCTGGGTCAGTTGATTGTTGGTTACGTTCAAGGGCAATTACACAATCAGATAACTGAGCAATACTGTTAGACCCTCTCAAATGTGAAAGGCTAACTTGTATGCCGTTCTCGTGTCCCTTATTACCATCAACACGTCTGAGGTGTGAGACCAGAATAATACCTGCTCCGGTTTCCTCAACCATGCTTCTTAGTCTGGTCATAATATTATCAATAGCTCTACGTTCATCACCTTCCGATGTAGCACTTACTAACATGTGAAGATGGTCAACAACTACCCACTTACAACCACAACCAATAATCATAAATCTTAATTTACTAAAGATTTCTTCAATATCNTTGGTGCCGAAGTGAGCATGAACCCAAACTCTATTTTTATTNTCACCATCGTATAAGATGTCAAAGAATTTATCTACTTCTTCCTGAGAAAATTGTTCTCTAACTTGGTCAATGTAAAGTCTAGCATTAGCTTCAATAGAAAGAATACCATCAATGGTTCTCCTCCAATCTTCTTCAAGTGCTATAACTCCTACGTTGTCTTCAGTGTTCTTAATAAGCCAATGTTCTAGCTCTCTTGTTACTGATGATTTACCAAGTCCAGTTCCTCCTGTTAAAGTAACTAACTCTCCTTGTCTAAGACCATAAAGCTTTTTGTTTAAGCCTTCCCAAGGATAAGGAACACTTTCTTTCTTTTCTCTATCATGGAATTTTTCTCTAGCTTCAGAGACATTAATAACTCCACTCGGAGTATAAGTCTTAGCATTCCACCAAGCTTCAACAAACTCTTTATGTTTATTGTTTTTGAGCATATCGTTAGGGTCTTTCCACCCATTCGGCATGGTCATTATCTTACACTTAGATGGTTTAAAAAGTCTGGCAACTTTATTAGCAGCTTCATTACCTGCTTTATCATTATCAAAAGCAAGGATAACATTCTCAAACTGCTCTAAGTATTCAAGACTTTCTTTGATATCTTTGACAGCACCAGCAGCTCCACGTTTAATAGAAACTACTGACCACTTACTACCAAGCAACTCATAAGCAGCCATCGCATCACATTCACCTTCGGTTACAGTAATGTATTTGCCTGACTTAAATAGTTGTTGTCCAAACAAACCAGTCTCTTCAAAAGAACCTGAGAGATAAAATCTCTTGTCTTTTGCATACCTAGTCTTGGTAGCACTGAGTTCATGTGCTGTGTAATAAGGATAGAAATGTTGAATGACATCTCCTGCTCTATCATGTAAGACAGTCACACCATATTTTTGTGCTGTATTTTTACTGATTCTTCTATCAGTTAAATCAGCAAAGGTGCCTTGTCCAACATCACTTTCATAAACAGTCGTTGTCTTCGGTGTTTCTTTCACCACTTTCATAATCTCTCCATTAAATAATTTATTGTAGTCTGTCATAAATTCACCACAACTAAAACATTTAGCTGAACCATCTTTGTTGACACCAACTGCATCGCTGGAATCACAAAGAGGACAAGGTTGATGAACCTTATCAAAACCATTATCCATTGTCGCCCTCATTATGTTTAGTTATCTTCGTTATCTTCTGCAGATTCTGCTTCAGAAGTTTCTTCTTCTACTAAAGCTTCCTCTGTAAGTAAAGGTCTCAATTCTTCTTGCAACTTATCGTTAGATTTCTGAATTGATATTTGAAACTGATTGTTAAAAGCAATCTGACTTACATAAGCTTGAACTTGTTGTCTAGCTTTTGGGTCCGTAAGCTTTTCAGTTTCATACGATTTACCATCAAAATTAATTATCATAATTAAAACTCCTCATTATCAGGGTCTTGTTCCCCATACTCAACTAACTTGTTGACCTTAACAGCTACTAGCTCTGCAAATGTACCATAATCATTTGAGTATGATTTAAACTTAACAGTTACATCACTACCATTACCAACCAAAGTATCTAAGTCATTACCATCGGTATCGACTAGCTTAGGTGCTGGTTTGGTGCTTCCATCCCTGTTAGCTGGGTTTCTAGCAAATTTAAATGCTGGTTGGTCATACTTCTCTTTACCTGTTCTATCACGAACACGAGAAAGACCCATACCTTCAAGTCTATCTGCCTCAGCATCATCAGTCAATAGGTATATCACATACTGACCGAACTTATTAGGTGTGGACACACTAGCCCACATCGCATTTCCGTTAGCATATTCTGCCATAAATATAATCCTCCATTAGATTAATTAATTGCAACAGTATAGCATACTTTTGCTCTTTTGTAAAGTGTTTTGTTAAAAAAAGAATGCCTGTTTTGAGGTATGGACAGGCTACCATTCAAGCAGATTGAGTAACACACAGAGAGGTTATAATAAATACGAGGGCGATGTGTTACACCTCAAAAAAAACAAGGTGTTGTTCATATAGAGTAGCGTAGTCTTTAATTAAAAAGTCAAACTCTCTAAACAGGAATGCTCCTTTAAGTCCCATCCTCTTCTTAGGACACCTTGCAAACTTTTAAACGTTCCACCAAATTGGTTTAGCCCTACCTTTCTCCCACTTGGCATAATGTTTTTCATGTATGACATAATCTCGGTATGACAATACAGGGTCTGGTTTTTTGTATTGGTCAGGCATTGCTAAAGCAACAGGTGTCATATCTGTTTGTGTAATATTGTCAGGGGTTTTAGACAATGCCACTACCAATCTTTTACATGCGTGTTCTTTATCGTATCTGTACTCATATTCGTCTAACAAGCTTGTAAAATGTTTGAACAACCAATCGTAATTAGTTGATGATTCTCTAGCCCAAACTGTGCAAGGATGATTCTTATATGCTTCTTTGTAAAGTCCTGCTTCATCAGCATACTCATTACCATCCAACACTCTATGAGCTGTACAAAGCATTTGTGCAGTTTCTAAAACCATCTTGACCAACATCTTATCAGGTTGTGAAATCGCTGCCACCTTGGCATTGGTATCTGTAAAAAATATATTCATTGTGTAACCTCGCTTAATAATGGTTCAACTAAATCAAATACAACATCATCAAACAAAAATAATATATTACCATTGTTTGTAATGTGAGTATTATAACATATTTTATCCTCATAGTCAAACTCTTCTTCCAATCTTTGCTTAAATTTTTCAGCATTCTTTGGTGTCAAAGACCACGCATATTGCCTCGTAGCTTCTGGATGTTCTTCGTGATATGTTCCTCTATAACCCTCTACTTCACTCATGCGACCTCCATTTCATTTGCCATCATATTAATGTCTTCTGTTGATAAAGTATCAGCAGCTTGTTTAGATAAAAACTTTATCATTGATTTATAAATAAACATATCGTTTATAGTTGTCTCAGTTGTCAATGCTTCTTCAGTAACAAACTCCAAACAATCATCAAGCAAATCTTTTCTTTCAAATAAAACCCACTCGTCTTTAACAACATCTACTACTCGTTCTTTAATTTGTGTATTTATATCATTA